TTGCAACCAACCTTCCAGCCCAAACAGACCTATAAGAACCGCGCCGAGGCCTACCGGCTTTTCGTGCTGCCGCAGAAACTGCCGGTCGGCCAGTCGAAATTCTACATAGACGCGGATCGCCTGGGCATAGTCGCATCCGACAAGAGCATCGAGTTGGCCTCGCTCATGGCCTACGTCCGGAACGAACTGAAAATAGACCTGGCCAGCGGACAGTCTCTGGTCCAGGTGGATATGGACGATGAATCCCGCAAGCTGGATCTGGAAGAGAAAAAGCTCAAGATCGAGAAGCTCCGGCGGGAGGGCAGGAAGGACGACAAAGAATATATCAAACGGGAGACCGTCCACGAGCGCGAGGGCGCCCTGGTCGGCCAGATCCTGGGTGAGACCAGGTACCAGATGAGCCGGGCGGTTGATGCCGTCATCACGATCGGCAAGGCCGACCCGGCTAAGCGGCCCGAGATCGCCCGGCTGCTGGATGAAACCATCCTTTCCGCATACCGCGCCATTTACGAAAGCGGGGAGATCGACATCACCTTCGAGGATATCGAGGAATGACCCAGCCTGCACTGACAGAGGAAATCTTCGCCCAGCCCCTTCCGGACTTTTTTCCGGAAAGGTTGCGCCAGGCGTGCGCCGGCCGGCGGATCCAGTACCGGCTGCCCTCGTCAGTGCGGGAACGCATGCAGGTCCCGGAAAACATCGACGCCGCCGAGTGGGCCGACAAATACCGTCGCGTGACCGCCATCGATTCTCATCCAGGCAAGTGGCGTAATGAATTGGTGCCGCATGCCGTCAAGGCCATGAAGTTCGCCAGCAAGCCAGGCATCAGGGAATTGTGGCTCTGCTGGCCGGAACGGGCAGCAAAAACCAACGTGATCACTAACGCCGCCATGCGCCAGATCGACCGCGGCATTGATTCCGGCAACATCTTCTGGCTGATGCCCAATGAGCACGAGGCAAAGAAAGCCATTGGCGAGCGCGTCATCGAGGCGCTGAAAGCCACGCCCAGGACGGCACGGCTCCTGTCCCGCTATGCCGACGACACCACCCGAACCCTGATCCGTTTCCGCCATGGCCCGCGCTTGTTTGCTGCCTGGGCCGGCAGCGCCGCGTCGGTATCGTCTTTCTATGGCCGACTCTGCATCGCTGACGAGATCGACAAGTGCGAGACCACCGGAGTCGGCAAGGAAACCGACATCCTGACCCTGCTGAAAAAACGCGGCCGCGACCGCGACGACAGCCGGTACCTGATCGTGTCGACGCCTGCTCAGGGGTATATCTACAAAGGCACCATGGGCTGTGCCCAGGTGTGGGAATACCGCCCGAAGTGTCCGCATTGTCATGACCTGGTCGCATTGAAGTCCGGAAACGTCATCATCCCCGAGGGCGCAACCGCCGAGGAAGTGAAACACGGCAAGCATCGCCTGGCTATCGCCTGCAGCGGCTGCGGAGTCGAGTGGTCCGACCATGACCGCCTGGTGGCCTACCATGACGGAGGCTGGGTCTGCATCAAGGGTGAAGACATCGAGGATCCGGAGACCGTCGGCATGCACCTGTCCGCGTACCCGCTGCCGAATATCCCGCTCAAGGAAATCGCCGAGAAGATCATCGCGGCCAGGGAGGGTGGCATCACGGAAAAGCGGGCACTGGCCAATGGCTACGACTGCACCGACCACGAAGAAACCCCGGTCGGCCAGATCGAGGAGGCGCACCTCCTGAAATTCCGCTCCGAGATCCCGCGCAACCTGGTCCCTCCAGACACCGCCATGCTGGGACTCATTATCGATACCCAGCAGAGCAGTTTTTACTACGAACTGTGGGCGTTCGGCTATGCTCCGGCAGTATCCATGCACATGGTCCGTCACGGCATTGTCGAGACATTCGAGGACAACGATGGAATGTTGGCCGATACCTATGAGGACCACGACGGCAAGCGGTTCCGGATCGCCCGCGGGTTGATCGACTCCGGCGGTACGAAGCGTGGCTGGGAGAAGCACTCCCGCACCGTAGAAGTCTATGAATGGTGCAGCCGCAACCGGGTCATGATGCCGCACAAGGGTGTCCATGGCACAACCGGCGACATGCTCAGCTACAAGGATGTTGCTACTTTTCCGGGCACGAACAAGAAGATCCCCGGTGGCCTCAAGCGGGCGAACATCAGGGTCGACGTGTTCAAGGACGAACTGGAGCGTCGTCTTGCTATGGAGCCCGACGATCCGGGCGCCCTGTCGTTTCATTGCGACATCGATGAAGCATTTGCTAAACATTTTACGTCCGAGTACAAGGATGAAAACGGCGAATGGGTGCATGACCGTAAAAGGGGCCGTAACGACTATTTCGACTGCACCGTATACGCCTTGGCCCTGCGGGAGATGTGGAAACTGAGGATGCCGAGGAAGCCGGCAGAAGGAGAACAGGCACAGACAGGCCGCCGAATACTCTCGAAAGGGGTGAGAAATGAATGAACGTATAACCCGTGATGATGTCGAAGCCTACAAACGGGAGATCCTGAAAAACACTGTAGTGGTCTCCGTGGAAACAGCGGCTGATATCCTCTCCTGCTCGGTATCTCACGTCAAGACGTTGATGAATGAAGGGCGCCTGACCAGGCACAATCGTCATGCCGGCAGAGCCCATTGCAATGGCGACCGTATCCTGGCCTGGGAACTGCAGGAATATGTCCGCAGCATTCGCATGAAAGAATATCGTTAGAAAGATTTTACGCAAACCCTCGCAAACCCTCACAAACCCTCTCTCGATTTATCTATCAAAAAAGCCGAAAATCCGGCCATACATCGAAAGAGGATCGATATGCCCGGAATTACCCTAGCACAAGCCGAAGGACAACTCGCGTACTGGCTCGGTTTGAATTTGCAGCTCGGGCCTAACCAGGAAGTCACAATTGACAACACTACGGTTAAGCGCGCCGATGTGCTTAAGCAAGTTGTCCACTGGAACAGGGAAGTCAATCGTCTCTCCCGTACCGCCGGCATGCTTGTCCGTGAGGTTATCCCTCGATGAGTCTTGCGACAGAAGTCAAAATCGGGCAACGGACTGTCCATGTCCCGATCACGTTGGCGGACAGGATTGTAGACTTTTTCAGTCCGGCCCAGGGGCAGGCCCGTTTCCAGACTCGTCTCCGGATGGCGCTCACCGGCGGATATACCGGCGCCGATCGTTCGCGTCGCGCCAATCAGCAAGGCTCCAAACGGGAGATGGACGCCGATACCGCCATAGTCCCTGATCTGCAATCCCTGCGCGAAGATTCGCAGCACATGATCCGCAATAACGCCATCGCCGGGGGCGTGATCAAAACCAATATCACCAAGGTTGTCGGCACCGGCCTGAAAGTCAAGTCCCAGGTCGACAGGTCTGTGCTCAAGATCGACGAGGCCCAGGCGGATGCCTGGGAAGAGGCGGCGGGGCGGGAATTCAGGCTGGCCACGGAAACGCGGGAAATTGATGCCGAAAGGCAACTGCCGTTTTCACTGCTCCAGGGCTTGGCTTTCCTCAAAACGTTGGAAGATGGCGACGTCCTAGTCAACATGCCTCGCTTCTCCCGGCCCGGCTCTCCGTACAAGCTAAAGTTGCAACTCATAGAAGCGGCCCGCCTTTCCAACCCTGACAACAAACCCAACACGGTTACCCTGACAGCGGGAGTGGAAAAGGATAATAACGGCGCTCCGGTGCGTTACCACGTCTGTTCCCGTCACCCTGGCCGTCTGCTTGGTTACGGTTCAGCCGAAAGCGCTACCTGGACGCAACTGGAAGCATTCAGCGCCAAAACCGGCGTACCGCTGGTTTTGCACTTGTTCGACAAGGTAAGGCCGGGGCAGTCCCGGGCAGTGCCTTATCTCTCTCCTGTTGTGGAGCTGATAAAGCAGCTGGGCCGCTATACCGATGCCGAGGTGATGGCTGCGGTCGTTTCCGGGATGCTCACGGTTTTTGTTACCAACGAGCTGGGAGATCCTTCGCTCGGACCGGCCCCGACTCAACTTAATCCTGATGGCACGACGGCCAACCAGAGTGATGACACCGGGTTGGAGCTGGGGTATGGCTCCGTAGTCGGCCTTCTCCCTGGGGAAAAAATCGATACAGTAAGCCCTGGCCGCCCGAACACGGCGTTCGACCCGTTTGTCATGGCAGTGCTGCGACAGATCGGCGTAGCGTTGGAGATTCCGTTCGAGTTGCTCGTCAAGCATTTTACCGCATCGTATTCCGCATCCAGGGCGGCGCTCATGGAAGCCTGGGATTATTTCCGCCGTCGGCGCCATTGGCTGGTCACCGTCTTGTGCCAGCCGGTTTATGAGGCGGTCATTACCGAGGCGGTTGCTTCTGGCCGGCTGAAAGCGCCCGGATTTTTCGCGGACCCCCTGATCCGCCAGGCATGGCTCGGGACCACCTGGATCGGAGACGCACCTTACCATTTGGACCCGCTCAAGGAAGTAAACGCGGCCGGTCAGCGAATGGAATTGTTGCTCACCACCCACGATGAAGAATGCGCAGCCATGCCGCAGGGCGGTTCATCATGGCAGGCAAAGATCCCGCAGTTCATCAAGGAAAAACGAGTCATCACCGAAAACGGGCTGCAACAGGAAGATAAAACACCTGCAGCCGTCGTGGCGCCGGTCGAGCCGCCCGACCCCGACAAGCCGGACACTGACCTGGAGGAAGCATGAGAATCATCGACATCATCAACGGCCCCTGGGCCATTACTCCGGATATGCTGCAGGAAATCCAGCGCATCTATGCCAGTCATCTGCATCGAGCGCAAAAAATCGACATTGCCGCCATCGAGGCCGCGACTGGCAAGAAACTCGACAACAGCCGGAATGGCTCATACATAACCGATGGTGTAGCCGTCATTCCCATGCATGGCGTTATCGGCAAGCGGATGAACCTGTTCACCCAGATCTCTGGCGGGGTATCGTCCGAGCTTGTGGCGAATGACTACCTGGCAGCGCTCAATGATCCCGCAGTCAAAGGGATTGTGCTGCATATCGATTCGCCCGGCGGCACCGTGGACGGCACCAAGCAACTCGCCGACCTGATCTCCGCCAACCGTGGCGCGAAACCGGTTATCGCCTGCGCCGACGGGATGATGTGCAGCGCCGCCTATTGGATCGGTGCTGGAGCTGACAGCATCAACATGGCGGACCTGACCACCGACGTCGGCTCGATCGGTGTGGTGGCGGCCCACATGGACATCAGCGGCTGGGAAGAAAAGCAGGGGATCAAGACCACCGAGATTACCGCCGGCAAATACAAACGGATCATCTCCCAGTACGCGCCACTCTCTGAAGAGGGGCGGGCCATCATCCAGGCCGACCTGGACCAGATTTATGAATTGTTCGTCGATGCGGTCGCCAGCAACCGGGGGCGTAGTGTGGACGATGTTCTGGCCAATATGGCCGAGGGTCGTGTATTCCTCGGCGCTAAGGCCATTGAAGCGGGCCTGGTGGACAGTGTTGCCACCCTGGCTGAAACCATACAACAGGTGAGGGATCTCTCTCGCACCACCACTGCAGGATGGAGCAGGGCCAGTGCCGCCCGTGCCAATGAAAACGACAAGGAGAACATTATGGATCTCAAGCAGCTTAAAACCGACCACCCCGATCTGGTCGAGCAGATTATTTCCGAGGCTCAGGCCGGGATGACGGTGGCAGTGTCCGCAGCCCGCGTCGAAGGCGCGGCGGCCGAACGGCAGAGAATCACAGATGTCCGCGCGCAGCTCATTCCTGGCCATGAAGCGCTGATCGAAGAGCTTGCCTTCGACGGCAAAAGTACCGGAGCGGATGCGGCCCAGGCGATCGTCGCCGCCGAAAAGGCCTTGCGCGAAGGGGCGCAGGTGTCCATCGAAAAAGAAGCGAACGCCGTTGTGCCGCCGACCATCGAAGAAGAATGTGGCGCAAAGACCATCAAGAGGGCGGAATTCAACAAGCTGTCACCCATTGATCAGCGAGCAGCCCTGCAGTCCGGCGTCAAGATCGTCGACTGATCGGAGTCTTAACCACAATCTCAACCTTAACTTTTACATTTCGGATTTTATAAGGAGACATCACCATGGCCAACACCCTTACCGGACTCATCCAGTTTGTTTACGACTCCGTTGACGTCGTAAGCCGTGAACTCTGCGGCATGATCCCGGCCGTTTACAAGAACACTGCCGCTGAGGAAGTTGCAAAGGACCAGAACATTACCTATGACATCGTGCCTGACGCCAGTGTGTACGATATCGCACCCGCCGCCACGCCTCCCGCTCTCGACAGCACCACCGTCGGAACTGGCACCATGGCGATCAATAAGGTGCGTGCAGTTAAATTTCACTGGACAGGTGAAGACGAACTGGCAATTGGCCGGCAGACCAAGGAGGGTATCCAGAACAACAAGTTTGCCCAGGCGTTCCGCGCTCTTGCAAACGAGATGGAAGGCGATCTTACCGGTCTATACAACAAGGCTTCGCGTGCCTACGGCACTGCAGGGACAACCCCGTTCGATACGGCGGGTGATTTTACGGAAGCGGCCGAAACCCTGCGCATCCTCAAAGACAACGGCGCTCCTACGAGTGAGTTGAACCTGGTCATAAATACCGCTGCTGGCGCAAAATTGCTGGGTAAGCAGTCCCAGGTTCAACAGGCTGGTTCCGGTGATCCGCTCCGGCAGGGTGTGCTGCTCGATATTCATGGCTTTAAAATTCGGGAATCCGCCCAGATAAAAAACCATACCAAGGGCACAGCGGCAAGCTCCACTATCGGTACTGCTGGATATGCTGCAGGGGCAACCAGCCTGGCCCTGTCCGCTGCTGGCACCGGTACCATCGTTGCGGGTGACGTTCTCAGCCATGCTCGCGACACAGCCAACAAATATGTTGTGACCACCGGTGACACCGACGTATCGGACGGCGGCACTATTGTTCTGGCTGCGCCCGGTATCCGGACGGCTATCACGGCAGCCACAAGCGCCATTACCCTCGCGGCCAACTACGCCGCCAATATGGCGTTTGCCCGTTCCGCCATCCATCTCCTGACCAGGCTCCCGAAAATGCCCGAATACGGTGACCAGGCGGATGATGTCATCGTCGTCCAGGACCCGGTCAGCGGTATTTTCTTCCAGATTGCGATGTACCGCGTCTACCGTGCCGTCCTGATCGAGGTTGCTGTTGCCTGGGGCGTCAAGGCTGCCAAACCGGAACATATGGCGCTTCTCATCGGCTAAACGACCAACAGAAAAGGGGACAAGCCATCTTGTCCCCTTTTAGGAGACTTTACTGATGCCGCTGAGTGAATCAGATCTCGACGCGATCCTGGCCGCAACCGGCCAGGCGGTGGAAATCCGCCTTTCCGGAGTCCTAGTCGATACCGTCCAGGGCAAATTCCGGGAGAATTACCAGGACATCTCGGAATATGACGTGAACCTGGCCGCGCTGATCCCGGCGGTCCTGATCAAAACCAGCGACTTGGTCGGCATCACCACGATCCATACTTTCACGACCGGCGGGGTCACGTATGTCGCAGCGGGCCCCTTCCAGGCCCGGAATGACGGATTCAGCCTGGTGAAACTGGCAAACAATATCTGACTGGAGAAATCAATGGCTGAACTTCTTAAAACTGTCGACCTCTGGTTTCTCGTTATTGCCGTTATCGTATTCGGTGGATTTTCAGTCTGGTCGCTCCGCAACGTGTTCAGCGGTCTGAAAGAGAGCATCGACAATCTGAGCAAGCTGATCGAAAACCTTTTTAAGAAGACCGATGGCATCGAGACCCGCCTTTCGCATCTTGAGGGCGAGCACAAGACTATGGCCTGTCAGCACAGCATGTATGGCCGGCGCGTGACGGATTACCAACGGGAAGGGTTTATCGGGAGTCCGGAATAATGCGCTGCGAATACTTCGAGGGATGCCCGGTATACCAGCAGCGAGGCGAGGCAGCCTGCAGACGCCATTTCTGCAATGACGACTGCCCGCCTGAAAAGGAACGACATGGCCTGGTGCAAGGAAAGAAACGTGGATTGTCCGGTAAGCGGGACCGGCGCACAGAAATGCAGCAGTCACAAATGCCCGGATCCGGACGTGGAAAACGAAAGCAGCGAGGAAAATGATGGACCGAGATCTTGACCACCTGGAACCGGCGTTCCGAATCAAAGTCGACCAGCTTCTGGCCGGCATCCGTGCCGCGGGGATCCCCGTGATGATCGTTGAAACCAGGCGCACCATTGCCAGGCAGCAGGAGCTGTACAACCAGGGCCGTACCAGGCCCGGCGCGATCGTAACCAGGGCCAAGCCCGGCGACACCGCCCACAATTACGGCCAGGCCATCGACCTCTGCCCGACAAAAGACGGCCGCCCCTGGTGGCTGGCCCCAGATGACACCTGGCGGAAAATGGCCGACATCGGCAAATCTCTCGGCCTGGTGCCGGGGTACTATTTCAAGTCGTTCCAGGATAAACCGCATTTCGAGTCTACGACCTGGAGAACGGCCCGACTGGCATGGAAACAGGGCAAAGCACAAGTACCCTGACGAAAAGAAAGCGGCTTAGAAACGAAATATGGAGGTCGAAAAAATGAACACCGAAGTCATTAAAGGAATTCTCAGTCTGCTGGTAGTCGTCGGGGTCGGAGTCTGCCTCTGGTTGCTGTTTTACTATCCGTTGCCGCAAGGGTCCCGGGACATCATCCTGATCGTGATCGGCGCCCTGGTCGCCACGTTCAAGGACATCTACGGCTACTATTTCGGTAGCTCCGAGGGCAGCACCCGCAAAACCGAGTTGCTCACCGGGGGTACCGGCGGCAACGCTGGACGTGCGCGGATCGCCACGATGATGCTCCTGGTTGGGATCTGCTCCCTTCTGTTTTTCGCCGGCTGCGCCACCACTGAGACGCCGCAATCCATCGCCGCGAAATCGCTTCTTACCTCCAGGCAGGCGATCATCACCTCCGCCGAGGCTGCCAATGATCTCTGCAGCCAGGGGGTGATGAAGCAGTCCGACTGCGACAAGGCGCGGGACCTCTACAAACAGGGGCAGGCGGCCTACAACGCCGCCTCTGACGGCTTTCTGCTCTACCTCCAGTCCGGAAACATGGCCGATGAGGCAGCGTTCGAGGCTTTGCGTGCCCGTCTATCCAACATCAACAGCGACCTGGTTGTCTTGCTCCAGGCCTTCGGCGGGGGTGCGAAATGAGCGAGAAAAGCGACCAGACAATACAGCTGATCATTGCCCTTCTGCCGGTTGCTGAACGGATAGTACTCGACCTGGGCGGCAAGCTGGTTGAGCTCAACACCAAAGATCTGACGGATCCGGCGGAGATCCGGGCGTTGCTGGAGAAAGCCCGGGCGGAAGGCTTTCCCGAGTTGAAATTTGTGAGCGGGGCTGGTGAGGGAGCGTAATGGGACCCGTGACGTTAAACCTGATGGCGTACACCGACGCGGGCCTTTATGAGGTCCTGCAGGTTATAACCACGGCCAGGGCTCCACAGAATCTGACCGGATGGACCGTGCATGCCTCTGCGGTCAATAACGTCAGTGATGCGGCCGAGGCGCTGGAGATGACCGCCCAGGTTGTCGATGTTGCGCTGGGTACCATATCAATCAGCATTTCGGCGGCAGCAGCGGCAGCGTTTTTTGGCGATGGAGATACTTCCGTATATAAGACGCTGGTCTGGACACTCTTGGCACGGCCTTATGGAACCTATACCGTCAAACTGTTCGGCGGGACCTTAACTGTTATGCGTGGGGCAGGCAGATGGACGTAGGGATCTATATGTATGACGAGACGCCGATCGGGTTCGTGATGGTCCCTGCCTTTCCGCCGGACGACCTGATCGATGAGGCGACACGAGCATTCCTCGTTTCCGAGGATACCGGCGATCGATTGACTATATAGGAGAATCGCATGAAAAGCGCTTGGACCTGGATATTGCTGATCTTGATTCTTATCACCGGTATCAATGCACAGCCGGCCGACTTGACGTTCCCTGCCTATCTGGCTGCGAGACCTTCGGCCACCACTCCATTGGGAGTAAATGACAGGCTTGTTGTTCTGCAGGGCGGAGCTGTGCGTTTGCTGCCTCAATCTGGTCTGGGCATTCCGTCTCTTTTGTCTGAATTGACCGGGGATGCAACGCACCGGACGGTTACCGATACCGAAAAATCGACATGGAATGGGAAACAGGACAATTTAGGCATACGAACGGTTGTATGCGGCGGATCTGATGATACCACTGCCATCAATGCCGCTCTCTCTGGTGGTAATGTCCATGTGATTCTGTCGGGGTCGTGCGCCACTTCTACGTCTCTAGTGATGTACCTGAACACGTGGCTGGAAGTTGCGCCGGGATCGAGCGTGACTCAAGCGGCGAGTAATACCACTACGCTACTCAAAAACCATGCCTACGACATTGCCAGTGGCAGGGATAGCAATATCGTAGTGTCTGGTGGTACATGGACGCGCAACGCATCTGCAGGGAGTGGGCAAAACCTCCACGCAATCAACTTCAATTATGTCGATGGGCTGGTTATCCGTGATGTCAATATTACCACAACCGGAACCAACAAATACGCCATTGCCGCATCAGATGTGACGAATGTGGTGATTGACAACATTAACTCTCCCAGTTCGAACTCGGACGTAGTACATCTTATCGGTCCCGCCAGTAATATCAAAATTAACAATATTACTGGCGCAAATGCAGGGGATGACATCGTGGGTGTGACAGCCCGTGATTATGCCACATACGCCCCTGGATACGGGAACATCACTGACCTATCCATTTCCAATATTACGGGGACATCCTCAACGTCTATCGTTAAAGTCATTGGCGGCACATCTGCGACGGTGCGACGTGTGAGTATTCGCAATATTTTCGGGGTGGCGAATGTCATCGTAAACCTGTTTGAGGACACGGCAGGGTGCGGTGTATCCGATGTATCAGAGGTCGTAGTTGATGGTGTTTATGCCCGCCCTCTGGTCATGTTGGTTGACGGATCGACCACCGCTGGCGGGAAATTGGTTCTCCGCAATCTCTATCCTTATGGTGCGTATGCTGCCGACCCGACATTTATTCAGTTGTGGAACTGGTCTAGTGTTTTAATAGATGGTTTCCAGGCGAGCGATATTATAGCGGGACGAATTGTGTATCCTCGTTCGGGTTATACTGTAGCAAACCTGATGATTAAGAACGTAACGCTTCCAGCATTCAACACTGCAATGGTTGTAAATATAGATGGCACTGTAACCCGTCTCGCTGTTGACGGTTTGCAGATGAACATCACGGACACAAATACGTCGAATATTTTCAATTTCGGTGCTAATAGTTCGGTTGATGTAACAACATTTAATAATGTAGAAATAACAAACGGAAAATGTTTGATGAATCTAGTTGCTGGTACAAACAAAAAATATGTATTGGCAAACAATATCAGACTTAAGGGAACAAACAGGCTTTTGAATACTGGTTCTCCGCTTGACTTGACGCTTACTAACTTTATCGGAGATACGCTTATAAATGCTGCCATATATGTCAGCAATACTACTACGGTAGATGTACGGGGTTCTGGTATCAACAGAATAGGCACCTGGAACGGATTCCAGAGGGCAGGGAGTGAGGTTATCAACTGCTACAACATCGACTATCCCGCCGACACGGCGTTGCTGGCCACGACAACTGGCGCAAAATGTTTCAGTACCACGACTGCGCCGTTAGGTCCGAGCATCTATACCGGATCGGCGTGGAGGTCGCTATATTCGTTGCCGTGAAGTTTATTATTTACACGCGATTACTCTTACTTGAAACCACGATCTTTCTAATCGGCCTTTAATGCGGCAAACCAGATCAAATGTTTTCCGGCCACCAAGCTTTGCAAAAAACCTGTAAAAGCGAGGCCATTTGTGGATATAAGGTTTTGACTCAATAACTTGAAAACCTGCTTCATTGAAAAGGTTGCCTATACACATTGGACTCCAGCTGTAAAGATGCCGGTTTATGTCGTTAGCGCGATATTTGTAAGATACTGATTCGCATGGAACAACAAAAATGATTCTACCTTTGGGCTTCAATATTCTATGTAATGATTTCAGTTCAGTAAGTGGATGCAGGGTATGCTCCAACGCATTATTTGAAATAATAATGTCTGCATATTCACTGGGGACGTCTTCTGTTTTTGAAAAAACTTCTACTCCGTTTGTTGTGGCGGTGCTCGAAGCCACTGGATTGATTTCGATACCGATTTTCTTTTTACAATCGATATCTTTTAAAAGATATCCTCCTCCACATCCGAAATCCAGAACTGAGTCGTTTATGGATATAAACTCAATAAATTTGCTCCTATTTGCCCATCCTCCGAATTCTCCGAGGGTTGATTGCCATGCGAAATATTTGTCATCGTAATGAATGTTTGTGTTTTCTGACATGTTACCTCCAGGGAAGCGTTGAGAAATGGGATTTAAACTGAATTAGTAACATAATGATATAAAGCAAGTCAAATTAAACAGATAAATAAAAAATGTCGATCACGACCTGGATCGGCAAAGGAGCCTCAGATGAAAAAATCAATCGCGCTGTTCTCTCTGGTTTTACTCGCTGTGATGGTCTGCCCGCTGGCCGCCGGGGCTGGAACCGTAACCCTGCAATGGGGTCAATCAACCGGCGCTGACGGGTATCGCATCTATCGCATGCCGGTCGGCGAGCAACCGATCACCAATCCGCCCAGGACGCCCATCGGCACAGTCGGGAAGGCGTTGACATATTCCGACACTACCGTTACTGCCGGCGCCTGGTCGTATTTTGTGACGGCATACAACAGCTGGGGCGAGTCGGCGCCGTCGAACGTGGTCTCTACACCTCCGCTGGTTGCGGCTCCCAATAACCTGATGATTGTGGTTGTGTTGCCCGCAGCCGGACAGGCGGGGCAGTAGATGGCAAACCTCCGCCAGCAAATAGTCGACGCGATCGAGACCCGGCTGAAAACCATCCGGGTGGCCAACGGGTACCAGACCGAAGCCGGGCAGCATGTATTTCCCTGGCGGCTGGTGCCGATACCGGATTCCGACATGCCGGCGCTGTGCATTTATGACACCGACTGCAACATGTCGCCCGACGGCGCAATCGGGTATTTCACCCACGAGCTGCAGGTTGACATCGATGCGATCGTCTCCGGATCCGCGAGCCGCACGACCGTCCGCTCGATCATGGAGGACGTTTTTCGGGCCGTCGGTGTCGACCGCACCTGGGGCGGCCTGGCCGAGCATACCGAGATCCAGTCGCATGGCATCAACCTGGAGCAGGCCGAGCGGGTCCTCGGCGCCGGCCAGGTGAGAATGACTGTCAGATATCGCGCCTCATTGTGGGCAATGTAACGAAAGGAGATACACATCATGTCTCAGGCACAAGGGGCGCTCTCGCAAGTGCTCATGCAGATGGAAAACACGTTCAAGACTATACCCGCGAACGTGAAGAGCAAGAAAGTCTATATCGAAACCTGCGACATCAATCTGGACCAGGGGATGGATTCAAGCGCCGTCCTCCGGGGCGGCACGCGGCACCCGACGCAATCGGTCCGCGGGAATGTCGATGTCGGTGGCGGCATGAACACCGAGCTGCAGGCCACCACGGCCCTCTTATATGCTGCCCTGGGCAGCATGGAGAGCACGCAGACCGGCGGCACCATGGGCACCGCCTTTTCCGCACCGACGGCGACCATCGACGCGGTCAACCAGCTCATGACTATCAACCAGACATCTCACGGCTGCAGCGTCGGTGATACGGTCGAAATAGCAGGGCTCACGGCCCCGACATCTCTCAACAGCAAAGTCTGGCCGGTGGTGGCGATACCCACGGCCAACCAGCTGCTGATCCGGATCCCCATGGGCACGACCACCACGTTCACCCTGGGCAGCGGCACCATCAAGAGGGTAACTACTCCCGGAACCGCGTTCACCCACACGCTAAAAGCTGGCGGCAACCTGGCGTCGTATACCATCGAGAAAGGCTTTACCGACGTTGCCCAGTTTTTCCGCTACCTGGGCTGCAAATGCGCCAGCATGAATTTCAGTATCGGCGGCGCGGGCCTCATCAAGCTGGCAACGAACTGGATGGGGGCGTCGGAGGCCACTGCATCCACCTCGTTTGATTCTTCTCCGCTGGATAACGGCAAGCGGTCGTTCGACAACCTGGGCATTGCCGCGGCAAACATCCTGGAAGGCGGAAGCGTTGTTGCCAATATCATCGGCATTGACAGCATCACGATCGATAACGACCTGGACGGTGATACATTCGTGGTCGGCGGCGGCGGGTCTCGTGCCGGCATCAACGCCGGGATCTACAAGGTCAGCGGCACGCTCAAGGCCCAGTTCGAGGATCTGACCTACTACAACAAGGCCCGCAACCTGACCGAGTCGAGCCTCGACTTCACTATCACCCGGGGTTCCGGCGCTGGCACCGACGGCAACGAGTCCATACAAGTTGTCATTCCCGAACTGGTTTACAAGGCCGCAAGCCCGCCGATCGAGGGTCCGAAGGGCGTTACCGTTTCGCTAGGTTTCGAAGGTTTCTATGACAATAATGCCGACGTCACCGGCCTGAAGATCATTCTCAAGAATGCCATCTCGCCGGGGGCGTTGATCTAGTATTGCAAAAGGAAAGGAGCAGTTGTGGATATAGCGGCAGTCAAAAAGGAATTCTCGGTCTGGTGCCCATTCGGCGATGCAAAAGTGCATATTCGGCACATTTCCCGGGAGGAATTGAAGGGGATCTATAAAAAAGCCACCAGAATCGAGTTTGTGAAGGGTGCAAAGACCGAACAGACGGACTCGGTCAAGGCTGATTGCCTCCTGGGCCGGGCGGCTGTGCTGGATTGGGAAGGATTCACCGAAGGCGACCAGGATTTCCCCTGCACCAAGGAAAACATCGACACCCTGATGAAGGGCTACAATGCCTTTGCCCGGTTCGTCAACGACATGTGCGCGGATCTGGACGCCCTGGTCGAGATCGAGAAGGAAGCAGAGAGAAAAAACTCCGGGAGCACATCTGGGCAAGGTTTAAATACAGCGGAATAAGCTGTGAGACCTGCCGGAAGGCACGGGACGAGGCGAATGTCCAGCTGAAATGTGAAACGCCGAAGGGCTGCCCGATACCTGAAATATCGTCTGATGCGGCCAGGATAATGGAGATTTTCGGCCATCTGGCCGCACTGCGCGAGCTCAACGTGGGTTCGGCCATCTTCCAGCTGTACGGGGTCGACCGTGACGACCTGGAAATGCTGGCAGTGGTTGCCGAGGAAGTGAAGAAACACCAGGCAGCCAACGAACTGAAACCGATTACCGGAGGGCCGTGATGGCCAATATCCTCGAATTCATTCTCAACGCAAAAGACAACGCCAGCGGCGTTTTCGACAAGGTTGGCGCTGCCGGCAAAAAGGCAGCTGGCGACATAAACGGAGCGTTCAGCGGCATCCAGGGCGCATTCAGCGGCATGACCGGACTGATCGGCGGATTGGCCGCGATTGCCGGCGGCATGGCGTTCAAGAGCATAGTCGACTCCACGGTCAGCTGGAACATCGAGACCGGCAAGCTGGCCCAGACGCTCGGCATGACGGCCGAGCAGGCCAGCGTCTATAAGGTCGCCATGCAGACCATGGGGGTCGATCAGGACCTGGCGGAAAAGGCGGGGCTCAGGCTGGCGAAAACACTCGGGACCAATGAAGAAGCAATTCGTAACCTGGGCGTGGCCACCAGGGATTCGTCCGGGCATCTCAGGTCCACGGCGGAGATCATGCCGGAAGTCAACCAGCGGCTGTCTGAAATGAAGGCGGGCACCGACCGCAATGTTGCGGCCATGGAGATCTACGGCAAGAGCTGGGGCGAAATCAAGGGATTGCTGAAGATCAACAGCGAGGCCATGAATGAGGCCCGGGAGACGGCCCAGCGGCTGCACCTGATTGTCGGCGAGGAAGGCATCGAGCAATCGAAACAGTACAAAAAACAGCTGAACGAACTGGGACTGGTGGCCAAATCCATGGAGATCCAGTTCGGCAACCAGTTGCTGCCGGCTTTGCTGAAGCTGGGCGAATGGTTCGGCAAGGCCGGGCCGGAACTGGCTTCGATCTTCGGCTATGCCCTCAAGGGAATAGTGAAGTCGTTCGAGACCGTGGGGTCCACAATCGCATTTGTCGCAGCGGAAGCGGTAACGGGTTTTGAGGTCATAAACCGTGCCTCGAGGCTGGATTTCAAAGGCGCGTGGGGCCAGATGAAGGCCATGAAGGACATCGCGGTCCAGTATGGCAATGATATCAAAAAGACCTGGACCCAGTGGGACGACCCGAAGAAGACGCAGAAAAAAGTGACTGGCGAGCAATACGACCTTGAGGATTCCGCTGCAGAAAAGGCCAAGAAAGAGGAGGAAAAACGGCTCAAGGAACTGCAGCAGAAATACAAGGAGCACGCGCAGAAGATCATCGAGACGGAAAAGGATCGCTGGCAGAAGCTCGAAGAAGGCGAAAAGAAATACGCCGCCCTGGTCAAGACCGCCCTGGAAACCAAGATCAAGGAGATCGACGACCTGAAAAAGCGCTTGGCCGACATCACCAACACCCTGGATGAGATCGACAAGAAACGAGCCGAAAAGCTCACACCCGGCATTGATCCGAACCTGGATGCATACGAAAAATACCAGGCCCAGATTGCCCTGCTCCAGAAGCAGGAAGCCGCGGCCGGCAACATCCAGGACCTTGAAAAGCGAACCAAGGCATTGACACAGATCTATGATGCCTGGTCGCAGATAACCGACGAGGTAAAGGTCGGCAATGACACCATTATCACCCAGCAGGAGATCCTGGAGCGGTCGAAAACCGAGATGGACCGCCTGCGCGAGAAAATAACCAAGCCGTTCGAGGATCAGAAATCAGCCGCGGAAAAGGTCCGCGACGAGCTGGCGAAGATGTATGACAATGCCATCACGAAAGCCGACGAATACAAACAGCACGTCGATCAGTTGGCAATCATGCTCGATAACCTGAAGGACAAGGAAGTCATCATCAATTTCAAGGCGACCGGCATCGAGCAGTTGCAGCAGATGGCGGCTCTAATGTCCGGTACCGGCACGGTAACCAGCGGGAAATATTCGTCGCTCACCGACTGGTGGAGCAGCGTCCATACCGGCAGCGGCTGGCAAACAGTGTCCGAGTTTGCCGGGGCATCGTCATTTGACGGTTTCCTGGCTTCCGGAGGCCCGGTCAAGCCGTTCGGCACATATATCGTTGGCGAGCATGGCCCGGAAGTTCTGAAACTCGGCGGCCAGGGCGGGACTGTTGTGCCGAATAACCAGTTGGGTGGGAATGTTACCATCACCGGCGGCGTCAATATCACCCTGCCGAATGTCACCAACCAGTCGACGGCCCGCGATCTCGCAAGGCAGCTCTACCCCGAGCTGCAACGGCTCTCCAAAAACACGAGGTCTGCCTGATGGCCTATGTTGAGGACGGATACTTAGAGGATGGTTATATCGGAGATGCCACCGGCAGCCCGGTATCATTCTCCCTGGGTGGCAACACGTTGTCATTCGAGCAATCGCCCGATCCTCGGTCTCTGCCATTATCGTTCCGGCAGCCTGATCTCAGGTCGGGCGGCGCGGAAAGCATCGGCTGCGACTATTACGTCAAGGATGACATCATTGACCTGCACTGGTCCAGCATGACCACCTGGGACAAAGACCGCCTCATAGTGTGGTGGCGGGATGTTGCGCGGGGCATGTCGACGCCCTTCACCTATACCGATATGGATAGTGCCGCATATACTGTCCGTTTCGCCGCATCGAAAATGCCGGAGATCTCCGAGCGTTATGATAACGCCCATGATGTCCAGGTTCAACTGAGGGTCCAGTAATGCCGAGTAACCAGTTTGTGAGTGGTGCGGTAACAATCCAGATGCCACTGGCGCCCCTTCGGAGCGGCAGTGGTGATGCATCAGAGCTGTACCAGGCCGTCGGATTTGACTCCGATGGCAATCAGTACGTCTACGACAAGGGCGGAATTGTCCGTGTGCGGCACCGGCTGTCATACTCCGATGTAACCGCCACTTTATTGGCGTCCATCAAATCATTTTTTGCCAATACATCCAGGGGCAGATACCACACATTCACCTGGTGGGATCATGCAGGGGTGTCCCATGCAGCCAGACAGTCCGGCATTGTCGATCCGGTCGAGGTCGGCCCCGGACGCTACCAGGTGGACCTGGTGTTTGACGAGGAGATCGCCTGGGGAGTTTCAGCCTCTCCGGGCGGAATGTACGACAAATCGTGCGCACCGGTCTGGTTTTTGAAAATGACGATCAACAGCGTAGTTTACTACCTGTCCGACGTCACTATGGCAGTTACACCTCTCGGCGTGGCCACAACTCCCTGGGTTGCCTCCTGGGGATCCGTGCGGACCGGCATATCCGGATCACTGGAAGAGTACCAGGTTTCGGATTTTGACATTTCCCTGCTCTCCGATCCGGCTGCTTCTCCGAATATGGAATCCCTGGCCATGGCATATCCCCTGGAGACGTCGGCGGCTGAATTGTATCTATGGATGAGGGGATCGACGGAAGCGCCGCGGCTCATATTTCGGGGATATGTTGATAGTGTAGATATTCCGGACGAAACCACTGTCGACCTAGTCATAAAGGACGAAACCAGCAGGCTCAAGGCATACATCGGCGCAAAACTGGACGCCACGACCCATCCCAACGCCGACCCCGACGACATCGGGAAGGTGATACCGATCATCTACGGTACGGTGACGAAATTGCCCACGCTGGCCGTTGACGCGGGTAAAATGACGACGCTGGCTACAGCTGGAGGTATTGACACTGACGACACCACGCTCCTGCTTTCGGAGCTGCCAAGTACCTGGGCAGCTGGAACAGTGGTCTGGATCGACCAGGAGCAGATGTATATTTCTGGGGTCGACGCGACTGCCTGCACGGCCACGGTCACACGGCATTATGATAGCACAGAGCCCCAGTCCCATGATCGCGGCGCTGTGGTGTGGGAGGTCAGAACGTCATTTATCTACCTCGTTGCTGATCATCCAGTCGATGCCATAAACAAAGTTTTTGGTGTTGTGGGGCAGGGCATACTGGACATTACGCCGCTTTGCACCCGATACATCGGCCAGGGCGGCAACGAGCTGACAGGTTATTCCGGGAAAGCAGTGCTCACCATTCCGGATCGGGTAACCATCCAGCAGGCGGTCGCGCTGAATTTGCTGGATGGAATTACCATCGTTGACGGGTTGGTGATCCAGGACGGGATAAATGTTTCGGATTCGATTTCGATCTCCGACACGATATCAATTTCCGACCTGATTTCCCTATATGACCCGAATCACACGCACTCATACGCAAAGAGTTCGAGCCATGCCGCGAGCAATTGCCCGAAAACCTTTGACGCAACAAGCAGTTCATTTCACGGATATTCAAATTGCGCATATGCGACCGTGACATTCCCGTCCATTTCCGGCACCAGAACCCTTGTCACATACAAATTAACCCTGAACGGCGGAACCCTGGTCACTACGGACAATATTTATATCGTAGTGGGCAACTCAACCCGAGTCACTCTGACAAGCCCGTTCAATTCAAGCGCAATCAGGACTAAAACTGTTGAATTCTCCATTGACTCAGATATCGGTGACAACGAGATCCATGCCATATCTGGCAACGGGACATACAACTATTTCCAGGTCGAATCGGCCTCACGTACCATTGAGTTTTCGGATGGTTCCGTATCCACAGAGTCCTCGGGTGTGACAAAGTCCGGTACGGTTTCCAAATCAGGGACCGTATCAAAATCAGGTTCCGTATCAAAAAGCGGGTCTGTTACCAGGACTGGCGACATCACAAAATCCGGTACGGTTTCGCTGTCCGGTAATTCAGTAGCAAACACCATGATCGGTGACGCCATCCTGGTCAACGTCACGCGGTCAATCACGCCGATTGACGTATTCACCGACATCCTTACCCGGGCGGGTTCATCTGTGGCTGCATTGCTGTCCGGGACCCTGCCGGCATCATATGCCGTCAACGGTGCAATTACCGAATACAAGCAGGCAATCGATTGGCTCAACACGATTGCCTTCCAGCTGAGGTCCTGGTTCGTCATGGAACGTGGCGCGGCGACCCTAATCGTCCGGCCATCCACACTGACCAGCACACGGACCATATCGGCCTGCAGAGTCACAGATGACGGCGTCAAGGTTCATCGGCGCAGGAAAGCCGATATCGATGATGTCCTGAACGTGATCAACCTGCTGTATAACCGCGACTGGACACAATCCTCTGGGGACAGCGCATATCAGAGCTCATTGTCCGACTCGGATGCGACCAGCATCTCGAATTATGGCGAACACGAGCAGCCGGATCTGTTCCGTTGCGACGTTATTACCGGTGACACCATGGCGGCCGATGTTTTGAGCTATTTCAAGACACACCACGCCGGCCGGCCATGGTTGCATGAGTTCGAAACCTACCTCGATTATGCGGATGTGAGATTCGGCCAGGTAGTTACCCTCGGTTTCGCCGGCAACGCCGTCGGTATCGTCATTGAGGCCGGGCCGTCTCCGGGATCCGCGGAGGCAATCGATACAATGAAATTCACAGTTTTGGTATAGGAGAACATATGGCGGTCACGAAACGAAGTGTGAAAGGATTGGAACTGACTCAAGCCGAAATGGATGCAAACTGGGACGAGCTGATCGGCCTGCTGACCAGGTTAAGCACCTTCACTGCCAGCCAGACACCCGGGGCTAATAATATACTGGTGCTGGATTCGGGCGGGATTTTGAAACTCGGCAGTTACATCGTAGCTCGTCCAGCAGTGACTAATTGCAGCCCAATGATTGGCGACAGAAGCAGAACGCATACGATGATCGAGGCTGCAGGCAAGGTGCATCTATCCGTAAATTGCTATTTTGACGGCACGAACTGGATCAGTATCGCAGCTGGCGCAGCCTATGCGATGTATATTTCTGCTACCGACGGCGGAGTATTTCTGAGGACTGCGAACCCGGCGCCTACGGCCGGGGGGCAAACCATCACCTGGTCTCAGGCTCAGATCATGACCGTGCCGGCGGCAGCATCCTGGCAGACGCCAACGCTGCTCAATAACTGGGCTGAATATAGTCCATCAGGTTTCCCGGTCCGATATGCAAAGGATGGGATGTCTATTGTCAGGTTGAAGGGTTCGATCAGTGCGGGCACTATCGGATCCACCGTGTTCACATTGCCGTCAGGCTATCGCCCTGTTAACGCATTTACTTGTGCTGCATTGGCGAATGTTTCCGGATCGTATGCCGTCTCCAGAATACAGGTGGGCAGCGATGGCAATGTGACGGTTGTCTCGCCCGCATCGGTAACCTACGTGTCGCTGGACAATATTGCGTTTGCAACATATTGATGGATGACTTGACACTCTGTTGGTTTTCGGGTAAAAACAGAGGGGTCTACAACGAACTTATGCGGCTTCACAAGGGTGGTTTGTAGAGCAAAAACAGTAAAAAATCCTTCCAAAACAATCACTTCCAGAAAATATGACTGCCACCTTAGCTCAGATGGTAGAGCAATTGATTCGTAATCAATAGGTCGCCGGTTCGACTCCGGCAGGTGGCTCCAGAATCAAATCCACGGTGATTCATCATCGTCCAAAACCCGCTAGAAATAGCGGGTTTTTTATTGCTCGATGTCCAGGGTAGTGCTAAGATGTACATCAACATCCTGGAGTTTTGGGGGCCGATTTTGGCGGAAAATGCCCCCAAGGGAAAATGCAAGCCCCCAAAAGGAGAAAAGCCCATGCCGAAGCGGATTGCTCCTCTCACCGACACCAAGGTCAGAAATACAAAGCCAGGGGAGAAAGAGATCAAGCTCTTTGATGGAGGAGGGCTCTTCCTCTTGGTAACCTCCCGCGGCGGGAAGCTCTGGCACTTCAAATACCGGTTTGGGGGCCGGGAAAAAAAGCTATCGTTTGGCACCTATCCGGAAGTGTCGCTAGCCGACGCCAGAGAGAAACGAGACGCAGCCAGAAAACAGGTTGCTGCAGGTATTGACCCTGGAGAGGCCCGCAAGGCTGAGAAAAGGGTGGAGAGTGAACAGGCGACCAATACATTCGAGGCAGTTGCTCGGGAATGGCATGCCAGGCAAAAAGGTGTATGGAGTGAGGGGCATACCGTGAGGACGATGCAGCGGCTGGAACATGATGTATTTCCATGTGTTGGGCTGCGTCCCATTTCTGAAATCACGGCGCCGGAACTGTTGATGGTCTTCCGTCGGATAGAGTCGCGTGGAGCTCACGAGACGGCACACCGGGCACGGTTCGTGTGTGGCCAGGTCTTCCGGTATGCCGTGGCAACGGGAAGGGCGGAGCGTGATCCTGCTGCGGACCTGAAAGGAGCGCTTACCCCAATAAAGACCAGGCACCATGCGGCCATTACCGATCCGAAAGAAGTTGCTGCACTCCTGAGAGCCATTGACGGCTACCAGGGTTCTTTCGTGGTCAAGTGTGCCTTGCAGCTTGCCCCCTTGGTTTTTGTCCGGCCCGGGGAACTGCGGCAAGCAGAATGGGCGGAGATTGACCTTGAAGCGGCAGAGTGGAACATCCCCGCTGAAAGGATGAAGATGAAGGTTGCTCACCTTGTTCCTTTATCGGCCCAGGCCGTGAAGATCCTGCGGGAACTCCAGGCATTGACCGGGAGGAGTCAGTACTTGTTCCCTTCCGGGCGGTCTTTTGCCCGCTCTATGAGTAACAACGCGATTAACGCGGCCCTTCGGAGAATGGGTTTCGGTACTGACGAGATGACCGGCCATGGTTTCCGGGCCATGGCTCGAACGATCCTTGATGAAGTACTCCAGGTAAGGGTTGATTACATCGAACACCAAATGGCCCATGCAGTGAAAGACCCGAACGGGCGCGCCTACAACCGGACAGCACATCTTGCTGAGAGACGAAAGATGATGCAGCAATGGGCCGATTACCTGGAAGCCTTGAAGGCCGGCGCGCAGGTAATACCGCTCAAGAGAGTGGAATAGATTTCAATTTCGCGGGATAGGGCGGCCACCCGACAAGCTGTCTTTCCTGGGGCAGTTTCCCGCGCGAATCTACCAGGGCGCTGCAGGAGGCGCGAAAATGGGAGAAGATCACGATTTCGAACGTTGGATTGAATATTTGCACAGATGTTTTCTTGGCCGCGTACCTGAAGGAAACGCCGACATTGAACGGACGGAAAATGGAAACTTCCTTGCCGTAATAAGAGCTTTCTGTGAATTTCAGGGCAGAGGCTTGTATCCAGATCCTTGGATATTAAATTCGTTGGGGAAAGGTTTCAGCGAATTCCTCATAGCAAATTCTTCCGGGAAGACACATAAGGATTATAAAAGCCTTGATGCTTGTTTTAGCATATCAAGAAAGACTTTTCGATCTATGGTCTGTGAGACAGAAGATTATGAATTAGCAAAACGGGTTTTCCTGTTTAAGTGGTGCTTTGGGATTGGTCATCGAGAAATATTTATAGCTCTTAGAAAAGATGGTAATGCTCTCAATATTAAGGGCAAAGAAGCAGAAGAACCTGAACGAATTTACGAGCGGACTGATTATGCAAGTTTCTATGAAAGCTTTGCCATTATTGCAGAATCAAGGGGTTATAATAAAGAAGATACAGCAGAGATGCTACTTTCTCAAATGTCTGAAGAGGCAAGAAAATATGTATTGAACAAAATAAGAGACAAAAAAAGACGGCGCCAAAAATAATCATCCATCTTGATCACCCCCGCCCTGCTCATTCCTGACACTCAAAACAAAGAATATCTTATCTAATCCTGTCGACAAGTTAGCGGTCATCTGAATATCAGATGGCCGTTTTCAGTTTAGTACAGCATTTTTCTGAAAATAAACGTACTAAAAACAATGTGATTACGGATACTTACGATTGACATCGTGGTGTAAGTGGGCTTTAATAGTTTTTAAAGAATAACCATGGACCACACTGGAGGGATTATGGACGCAAGGGCTAAAGTTATTTCACAACACTACCGGCTCAGGGATGTTTGCCAGGTATTTGGGATTTCGAAAAGCAAAATTTACAACGATATCAAAAGTCATCTTTTCCCAGCTCCGATCAAATTGGGGCGAACGTCAGTGTGGTCCGCCGATCAACTTTCCGAGTACATTTCTCGAATGGAAGCGGTAGGCAAGTAGGGAGTCACACAATGTTTAGATTTTCCGTTGGTGATATCACCAATTATTCAAGGATTCCTACTGAATGCTTCCGTTTGTTGGTTTTGCGGATCCTTGAAGAAAATCGACGTGACGAGGTCCTTAACCAAGTGGGTGCTATACGCTCGATCCATCCGGCTGCCAAAGTGATTTTGGCTTACATTGAGAAAGCCAGGAGCCTCTAATGACCGCCCAGGCTGGCTGGATAAAACTGCATCGTCAAGCCCTTAATAACGGTTGGCTCCGGAATCATCGGTTATGGGTTTTTTGGTCATATTGCCTGCTGAAGGCTTCTCATCGACCTACAACGGCCCAGGTGGGTTTCCAACGGGTTCCGCTGGAGTCTGGCCAATTCGTCTTCGGCCGGAAACAGGCGGCTGTAGAGTTAGGAATGACCGAACGTCAGGTGAGAACCTGCCTAAACTCGCTAATTTCGACCAACAATTTGACCACCAAGACGACCAACAAATTTTCAATAATTTCTATCATAAATTGGCATACTTACCAAGATATTGAGTTGGCAAACGACCGGCAATGCGACCGGCAAATTGACCATCAGGCGACCAGCAAACGACCAGCAAACGACCACATACAAGAATTAAAAGAATTGAAGAAAAAATCTTTGCCGACAAAAATCCCGCCGGCGGGGTTCGCACTTTTTCGAGACTGGTGGATGTACGCTTTTTCTCGGGTGGAAGTTGATCGCTATATTTTCGAGCAGGGCAAGGATGGCTCATGCCTTTCATCGATGCTCAAGTCCGCTGATTGGAAGGAAATCGTTTGCAAGGCGTGCCACTATTTCATTGACGCCGATCGCTTCCCTAAAGGGCGTCCTACCCTTTCTGGTCTGAAAGCGTCTATTAATCGCTATCCCGGACACATCAACGGCCAATCGGATAACTTCCGCGAACTCGGCCTACTTCCGCCAGACGGAATACTCCTAGAGGACTGGACTCCGTGGAAAGAAAAAGCCCCCACAGCATAGAAGCCGAGATGTCGATTCTCGGCAGCGTGTTCCTCGAAGATGCCTGTCTGTCGAAAGTTGCCGGCATGATCGATGGACTGGACTTTTACCGAGAAGCACACCGGAAAATCTACCACGCCATGCTCAACCTTCACCGGCAGCGACAACCCATCGACTTGGTGACCATGGTTCAGCGGCTCAAGGATGATGACTCCCTGGAGGAAGTCGGAGGGGCTGCATATCTTTCCACTCTCATTGACTATGTGCCGACAGCCGCGAACGTGCACCACTATTGCAGGATCGTGAAGGAGAAATCTGTCGCGCGCCAGGTTGCGGCCTTTGCCGCGGATCTTATTGGCAAGGCCGGTGATGAGACACCAGCCGCTCTCCTTGCAGAGGCGAAGGCAAAACTTCAGGAAATCGCCGGGGGGCTCGACGGCCTTGATGGAGTCTCGGTAAGTGACATCCTCACCTTCGACCAGCGCCAGAAGCGTTACGAGCGGCACATATCAGAGCTCAGCAAAAGCAGGTTTGTGACCGGTTTTCCGATTCTCGACGCAAGCATACGCGGAGTTGCTCCCGGGGAGGTGCTGACGATCATTGCTTATTCCGGAACCTTCAAAACCGCGCTGCTTCAAAACCTGCTTCTGGGTGGCGCGGAACGAAGCGGTTACTTCAGCCTGTTTTGCTCGCTGGAAATGCCCGTTGAGAAGCTCTTTGAACGGGAAGTTCAAATCAATGGCGGAGTCTCGGGCCGCGACGTGGAAGACCACTTCTCAGGGCGTCGTGACAACGTAGGGGTTAAGGAGGGAATGAATCGTGTCGCATCGCTCGGGCTCCTAGTCTGCGACCGGCCGCGCCTGACCCTGGAGAAGATAGGAAGGTACATTGAGCGTACCCGCCAAAAATACGGAAGAATTGGTGTGGTTGGCATCGATTACCTTGGTTTGATGCACGCCCCAGGAAAGACGCTGTTCGAAAAGACCGCGCATCTTTCAATTGAAACCAAAAACCTCGCGAAGGAGTTGGGCGTCCCGATCATCCTACTTTGCCAGATTAACCGGACAGGCGCGACCTCGGGACGGGAAATTGAAATGTTCGATGCCAAAGGCGGCGGCGACATCGAGGCGGGAGCCGATTTCATGCTGGGGCTCTGGCGCGATAAGGACGATCAACTCGTTTGCAAGATCCTGAAGAACCGGAACGGCCCCGCCGGGCAGAACTTTTTGGTGGAGATGGATCGGCAGTCCCTTACTTTCCGGGGGATGACACAATATGCGCCCAAATCGCCCAAGCAGGGAGGCATCAGGGGTATCCCCTTCTAAAGCTGGAAAGATTGCCATAACGAGGACTTTATAATGGACAAAAAACGTAATGATTATATCGATTCCCGAATTCGTGAAATTTCTCAATCCTTGAAAGAACTCAGAGGAAAACGAACTCGCCGGAAACCCAGAGAGGAAGACCGGAGGCGTAAGTATGATTATATTTCTGATCATGCTTTTTTGCGACGATATGAGGAGCTCGGTCGTAATCAGAGTGCTCTTGCCCGGGAGATGAAAGTGTCACAACCAGCTGTCAGAAAAAGGCTGGTTCGAGCAGGCAAAGAGGTTCGGGAAGGCGCGCAAGGAACTCTTGCGTTCCTGAAAAACATTTTCGGGGATTAACGATCATAACCCATCTTGCCACGATAGTTAAAACGTTATTTTCGCTATAACTATATGAAATCATATAACAATTTGGCGATTTTGTTCTCAAAAAGGTATAAGCAGAACGTTAGTTTTTTAACTTTCCCTATACCTAAATGCGGTAAATGTTCAGCAAAATTGATATGTTGCAATGGTATAACTTATAACTAACAGTGTGAAAGGAAATGCTTTTATCACAGAAATTTATACCAAGTTTTTATACCATCGAATCAAATAACTCTATTTTAACAGCAAGTTACACGATATTGTTGCTTTTACTTTGTTTTGAATAAGGAGCGAGTGCATATGGACGGACTTGGAATCAATCTGAAGGTCGATGCACGGGCGGTCAAGGAAGCCAGACGGGATCTCGAATTCCTGAACAAAACACTCAAGGAAACCGAAGATTTCGACATCAGCCTGGGCGGCGATGAACTCTCCAAAGATACGGAACTGCTGCGCCGTGCCTCCATGGAGCTTACCCGCCTGGGGCAGCTCGCCCGGATGGGTGAGAACCGAGGCGGCTTCCTCAATCCCAAGCAGTTTGAGTTGGTTTCCAAACTCAGCAAGGACATTGCTTCCTCGCTGGGCGGCTGGACGACCCAGACCCAAAAGCTCCGCAACGAGTTGAAGCAGGTTACATCTGACCTGCGCCAGCTGCAGCGCGATTCTTTGTCTCCCAATCTGTCGCCGCTTGCCCGCGGCATGATGTTGGACGAGATGGAAGTTCTTTCCGGACGCAAAGGGGATTTGCAGAAGGAAATGGCCGCTCGTCGCAAGTATGATGCCCGGACCGGATATATGAGCAGGCGAGCGCGGGAATATGCAGATGAGATCAGTGGCTTCGAGACCCCACCTGAGAGAGATGACGGGGGTGGGTCTACGGCACTTCTGGGTCTGGGCAAAAAAGCATTCGGCTATGGGCTCGCTCTACTGGGTGTGGGTTCCATGATGAACATGATCAGATCTGGCTGGGATAAGGATCAGAAGCAAGAAATACTGGAAGCTGGACTTTTAATGCGAGGCGTCTCATATAATCGCAGAGTCTCTCCTTGGAACTATACCCCACAAGAAGAAGCGGATTCTATTATGAGTATGCGTCGAGTAACAGGAGCTGGAGACATGGAATCACTGTCCAGACTTCAAAGATTTTCCAGACTCGGCAATATTGACATGCTCACATCGCTCGGGATCGCAGGAGGCTATTATCAGGCTACGGGTGCTGAACCGGCAAAACAACGCCAGGCTCTCGATGCTTTGCTTTATATGGGAAAACAGGCCAAGGATGGCCGCTCCGAAGCACTCCTGCAGTTGATCAATACGAACCTGATCACTGCCCAGCAGGCACAGGGTGGCAAGGCTTTATCCGATAGCCAAGTGTCCAAAATCATGTCGCAGACAACGTCGATGTACAACCTTCCTGGGACTATGGGCATGAGCAGTAATTTATTCAATGCCATGCAGAATGCCATGATGCCCAATGGAAACCCTACCTCTGAAATTATGCAATGGGCTGCGGCGGGAGGTTTCGATGGTGGCGCCATGACCTCATCGCGATATGGCGACATTATGAGACGGCGATCGATGGGCCTGAATGATCCGGAGAACTTGAAACGGGCCAGGGCCATGTCGGTCAATTACGGAAAAAGCCCCTCAGCACAAGCTCTTTTTTGGGGAATGTTCCGCGGTACTGCCGGCCAGCCCCGCGAGTACGAAACCGATTACGCCATTGGTGAATTGTTTGGCCCTGGCGGCAAGTTAACGGGGGTTAGCGATCCCAGGCAGCAAGCTGGAATCATTAGGGGATATTTGGCGGGCAAGATGCCAACTGAAGATATTGAGAGGCTCATTGCCTCTGCAACGGGGACTTATCGCGGAAGTACCGGTTTCAGGATTGGCCAACGCGAAATGGAGACGGAAGTTGCCAAGTTAAACCTTGGTGGCTCAACTGAAAGCCTTGTTGGTGCAAAAGCGGGGTATCTGACGAAGAGTGTGGTAGGTGCCACTGGGTTGATCAACGCCCATAAATATGACCCTCTCATCCAAGCGGCGGCACGGAAGCACGGCATCAGCCCTGCCTGGTTCCTGGGAATGATCATGACAGAAGGTGCCCATGGTAACCCCAATGCAAAAAGTCCCGCAGGTGCCATTGGTTTAGCACAACTGATGCCTAAGACCTTTACAGCGTATGGCCGCAAGGGTGGGAGTATTCTGGACCCGGCAGACAACCTGAATGCTGGTGCAAATTATTTTTCCTATCTCTTGAAAAGGTATGGATCAGTCGAAGCGGCAACAATGGCTTATAACGAAGGTGAAACCAAATATGACAAAGGTCTAAGGCCAGCGGAAACGCTGAATTATTTGAAAAGTGTTAAAAAATATGCAGGCACCGTATCGACAACCGGTGGCCTGGGCGGATGGGATGCCGGCAGTAATTACCCCGTGGCTGTGCTCGATCCTTCCCTCAAGGAGGCCTGGAACAAGATGGTTGTCTTCCTGGAGAAAATTTCCAAGAACACTGAACATCTCAACGTTGGGTCCGTGGCATCCGGATCATTGCGGCCGATGCCGGTTGGCAGGTAACCGATGAGAACTTATATACCTCGCCATAGGGTGCTGTTGCGGGAACTCACCAACAACTCCGTAATTCGCGACCTGACACCGGATGTTCTTGCCATTACCACCAACAAGGCCTATGGCCGAGCAGCCGGTGGTAGTCGGTTTTCTGCCCCCGCCCAGCAACTCGTTGCAGCCAGCCAGCCCCGACGGCCCGCTACATCATACCCATTGGCAGGGGACGGATATCCGCCTGGAGAAGGACGGGACCCGCCGGGTCCATGTGGCAGCCGACGAGATCCTCGAGGTGGCAGGGGACGGCACGGTCACAGTCCATGGCAACGTCATGGTTCATATCTACGGCACCGCCACGGTCAACGTCGATGGGGACACCACCCTGACGACGCCCAACGCCACGGTCAACGCCTCCGAGAGCGTGACGCTCAATACGCCTTACACGCATATCACGGGCAACCTCGGGGTTGACGGCGGGATCTCGGTTGCCGGCACCTACGGCGCCAGCGGCGGCGACATCCAGACTCCGGGCGACGTCATCGACGGAGTCCGCTCCATGCAGGCCGACCGGGCGATTTACACTGGTCACGACCACGACGACCCGCAGGGTGGCACCGTAGGGCCGCCGAACCAAAGTATGTAGAAAATTGGGAGGAGAGCGGAGATGAGAAATCTGATAATAGCCATACTGATGTGCATCACCATATCTTCGAACTCAAATGCGATTACGATCCGGACGCATTTTCTAGGCGGGACAGCACCGACGAATACGTATGGGGCGGGCGACCTCCAGACAGTATTTGAGGCGGCAGCCCGTGCGTGGGAAGGTTACATTCAGGATGAATACGTGGTAGACGTTTCATATGGGTGGGCAACCATTGGCGCAGCTGCAGAGCATCGCCTGAATGCTCAAGGAGGGACACCTTCCCGGGAAACTGCGGGAACGATACTGTTCCAAAACAACTGGAGCAACCCCGGCATATTCCGTTGGTATCTTGATCCCACCCCGGGATCGAATGAGGAATGGAGAGATAATTCCGAAAACCTATTCAATTTCGGTGGAGGCTCACTTCTCGCCAAAAGGACCTATTCCGGCGCCATTGGCGATGTGGTCACTTGCGTAGATCTTTATTCCACGGCCCTCCACATGCTGGGATACGCCTTTGGTCTCAGTCAATCCAATTCCAGCTTCCAAGCCAGGGCCAGTAACACAGTTGTCATATCCGCTCCGAGGCCTTTTTCCGGAAGCATATTTCCGATGTCATCCAATTTCCAGGGCGCGGCCGGAAGGCCTGAATTGCCTGATACTGCCATGTCCGGCCCAGCAGTGGGTAGAAGAGCCTTGTTGACGGACGTTGATGTACTGCTGGTTGCGGAAATGGCCCGATTTGTAAATATCACTCTTCCCTCGCAGACAGTTCCCTGAATAGCTTTCAAGGCTTTGGCGCTGTAATGTTGATTTGTCACGGGACCCATCACAAGATCCGTCCCGTGATCCGTCACAGGATGGATCTTGTGATGGATCACGTTATGGGGCCGTCCTGGCATCCGTCCCGGGGTCCCGTGACCCGTCACAGAGGCTGAGTTGTGACCCGTCCTGTGACCCGTCCTGTGATCCGTCCTGTGACCCGTCACGAGATCCGTAATTGGAGGGGCCCTGCTGTGAAGATGACATAAGCCGGCTAATTAACCGGTTCATTATCCGGCTAAGCCGACTCCTAAGTTGACTCAGGAGTCGGCTTTTTAACTGATTGCATGGCGGCCATTCGGACACTTAGCCAGACACTCAACCGGACAGACATCCGGACAGTCGGACAGACACACGGACCCTCAGCCGGTCAGTCAGTCAGACGGTCAGACGGTCAGTCAGACGGTTGTTCGGACGGTCAGACGGTCTGATATTCCGGTAGCGGATCTTTATCGATTTCCCGCGCAAGCATGATGGCATCGATCAGGTCGCACATGACGGCTTCGGCTTCGATCACGTTCAGTGCCCTCTTTTCCGGTATTGTGACGATGGCGTGACCGTCTGCCTTGCCCACTTGGATCTTGCTGTTGCCAATCTCGGTCATAATCCCTCCTCCCGGTAGACCCAGACGGCACCAGTCGCCAGAAACTCCAGCTCGTCGGCTTCGATGTTCGCCTGCATGTAGGTGTCCGAAAGCAACCGCGGCAGTTCCCCCTGGGCAATCAGCGTGATCTCGGCCAGGACCTGCTCGACGATCTCGGGATTGGACGTGGCGGTAACATCGGCCATGACCTTGCCGCTGTTCCAGTCGATGGTGAGATTCTCCAGGCTGGCGCCGACTCTTGCCAGCTCCTGCTCGAACAGCGCTTCGATCATCTCGCGGATGTTCGGTAACTGGGCTTCCCTTTCGGCCTCGATAGCTTTGGCCTGGGCCTTGGGCGACAGTTCGTGGAACTGGTAAAGCTTGATGGGTTTTATCGTTCGCATGGCGACCTCCGATCTGATTGGTTGAAAGCAAGGGGGATAAGGAAGTCAATGAAAAATGATGCACCTGGTAGCTTCCTATTCTTCGATTAGTCAAAAAACAATTGTTATTACAAAGCGTTACCGGATGTAACCTTTTGGTAAAACGTTACATTAATAGTGAAAATTGTTCTTCCCACGGGGTGCACGCGGTCTAGTGCATCATTTTTCAACGATTTCCTTCTCTAAATAGAGAAAGAGAAACGACGAAAACGGGAGGACATCATGCGAGGCTGCAGACCATTGGTGGACGAGGAAGTCAGGAACATCGTCGAGTGTCTTACGGGCGCCAGCAAAAGAGATAGGGCGCTTTTCCTTCTTGGCATCAAGTCGGGCTTTCGGATTTCCGAGCTCCTGAGTCTCAAAATCGGCGACCTGCTGCAGGCCGGCCGGATGGTGGAACGGGTTACGGTTGCCCGCCGGAACATGAAGAAACGGGTTGAGGGGCGTACCGTCCTTCTTCACCCCGAGGCAAAGGACGCCCTGGCTGAGTGGTTCCTGGACCTGGAGAGCGAAGGGAAGCTTTCAGCGGAAACTTTTGTGTTCCTCTCCAAGAAAGGGGGGAATCGACCGGTCAGCCGGGTGCATGCGTGGCGGGTGCTGCACCAGGCTTTTGTTGACACCGATCTTGGCGGGAAACTGGGCACCCACTCAATGCGGAAGACTTTCGCGAACAAGGTCTATGATGCCCTGGGCCACGATCTGATCAAAACCCAGCGAGCCCTTGGACACCGTAACATCAACTCGACGGCCTGTTACCTGAGTTTCCGGGAGGAAGATATCGACCGGGCCATTCTGGCCATATGAGAAATGTTGGGGATGAGATCTGGGATCGATCACGGAGTAGCTTCAAATGGAAGCCAAGAGGAATAACCTTGATGTTGAAACCTGGGTGCATCATTTATTGCTGATTTCCTTCAATAGCTGGCAATGAATTCCCATCACAAGGGTAACATCAGTTTTATCTCAAAGAGGAGGATATTAAATGGAAAAGACTCTGCAGTTGGCACATGATCTTCATGGGATTTTTTCAGCGATCAAGGAAATGACCGAACACGCAGGTGATGAGAAGAGCACCACCCTTGCGGCGCTGGCAAGGATCGGGATTGAGAAAGTTGAGGACATCTTGGATTAA